CGCAAAAAGCCAACGACAAAATTGAAGGCAAAAATTTTCATCAAAACGAAGATGGAATACGCCGCGTGTATCACATTTATACATGGCTAGAACTTGAAGACGATACCCACTCCAAAGGCGATTGGGCACCTTACATTTTAATGATTGATGACTTATCTCACAAGGTTCTTGGTCTGTACCGTAACTGGGAGGAATCAGATGACACGATGGAAAAACTGGATTGGATCATTGAATTTAAATTCATACCTTGGCGTGGTGCTTATGCTATTGGCCTGCCTCATCTCATCGGCGGTTTGTCTGCCGCTCTTACTGGCGCTCTACGTGCTTTGCTCGATACTGCTCACGTAAACAATTCTTTGACGGCGCTCAAACTCAAGGGCGCAAAGATGTCTGGACAGTCGCCACAGATTGAGATTACGCAGGTGACTGAGATCGAAGCGGGCCCCGGGATCGATGACATTCGCAAGATTGCCATGCCCATGCCCTTCAACCCACCAAGCCCTGTCCTGTTCCAGTTGCTTGGCTGGCTAGACACCGCCGCCAAAGGCGTCGTAAGCACCTCAGAGGAGAAAATTGCTGACATCAATGCCAATGCCCCAGTTGGCACGACACAGGCTTTAATCGAGCAAGGCTCCAAGGTATTTAGTTCCATCCACGCGCGCCTGCACGACAGTCAACGTCGCGTACTTCAGGTCCTAGCCCGTATCAACCGCTGGCATTTAAAAGAACAAAAACGCGGCGAAGTAGTCAAAGATTTGCCAATTAGCCCTGATGACTTTGCGTCAAACACTGATGTGGTGCCAGTATCTGACCCGCATATCTTCAGTGAAACACAACGCATGGCCCAAAACCAAGCGGTTATGCAGTTAATGACGCAATTCCCGCAGGCTTTTGACCAAAATGCTGTGCTACAGCGCGTCTTGAAGCAGATGAAGGTGCCAAACGTCACTGAATTGATGCCAACGTCTGCAAAACCCGCCGAGTTAGATGCCGCAGACGAAAATTCAGCCATGGCATTGGGTAGACCAGCCTTTGCATACCCCCGCCAAGACCAGTTAGCACACATCCAAGCCCATTTGGACTTTGCCTTGGACCCAACCCTAGGCTCAAACCCCCTGATTGCCCAGCGTTACATCCCATTTGCACTTGAACATATCAAGCAACATATGTTACTTTGGTACACAACACAGATGGGTAAATACGCTAAAGGTGATAATAAGCACGATTTTGGCAAATATCAAGACTCAAAGTTGGTTGCCGAGATCGACAAAGCCATGGCGCTTGCCGCAACCCACGTAAAGATGGACAGCCAGTCTGTTTTTGCACAGGTTGTGCCTGCCATACAGCAACTTTCCAAAATCATGCAACAGTTCAAACCAACGCCACCACCGATGGATGGCGAAGCACAGGCTGTTTTGCAGGCTTCTATGGCCGAAACACAACGTCGCGCCGCACGCGACCAAGCAGATATTGCGCAAAAACAGAAAGACAACGAAATCAAAGTTGCTATCAACGCAGAGAACAACCTTACTACCGAGCGTATTAAGGCCGCAGACTTAACTGTTGATCAGGTAAGACTGCAAAAAGAGCAAGGCCAGACTGCCGTAGCCTTGAATGAGAAAACCCAACGTAATCTAGGAGATTAACCATGTCAATGACACCTTTAGACAAAGCACAAATGGACGAAAAAGTCCCACAACGCCACCGTAACGCCCAAGGCGCGTGGATTACTGGCCAAGAGTACAAAGAGCAATCAAAAGCGACGCAAACCCAAGCAAATAGCGATCATGGCGACTTCACAAAACGGTCTGTCGATCCTAAGAACGCATGAAATTACTAAATGACCTCATAAGCGCTGTAAAAGTGCGTCAGAACGAGATAACCGAAGCATTGGCGGCTGGACAAGCCGAAGATTTTGAGGCTTATCAACGGCTGGTGGGGCGGTTTCAAGGTTTGAAGGAATCGATAGAGATTCTTAACAACTTAATGGAAGAAAAAAATGAGTGAAAGCACAGTAGAGGGTTATGCCTCTGATTTGCGGGACGCGTTTCCTGCTGTAGATGCTGGTGCGAAGCCTCTTGGCGCGAGAGTTTTAGTGCAATTGCGCCGCACAAAGAAGACTACGACTGCATCGGGGATTATTCTTGTTGAAGAAACAAGAGAAACCGAAAAATGGCAAAACATGGTGGCCAAAGTGATCGAACTAGGCCCGATCGCGTTCAAGAAGCGCGACACCATGGAGCCATGGGTAGAAGGTACATGGTGCGAGGTTGGTGATTACATCCGCGTACCAAAATGGGGTGGCGACAGGTGGGAAGTACCCCTGCCAGACGCTGAAAAAGGTGACGATCCAGTGCTTTTTATGGTCCTAAATGACCATGAAGTCATTGCGAAAATTACTGGTAACCCATTAGCAGTGAAGGCGTTTATATGAGCCAAACATCTGCAAGACCAGACGACGTAGTCGTAAAAGAAGTTGAAGGCGGCGGTGTTGTTGCGGAATTACCCGCAAGCATTCCTGTCCCAAAGCAGGAAAACCAAACCTCAACCCAAGAACTTGATGGCTCTGACGAAGCGGACGAGCGTGCTAGACAAGCGGAGATTTCGCGTGCTGGTACGGTAGACGAAGATGCAGAAGCACTCCGAGAGGCCAAACGTTTAAAACGCATGCGCCGTAAGGAGTACCACAAGCAAGTAACCAATGAGCGAGAGTTAGAACTTCATCAATTGCGCCGTGAAAACCAAAGCATGGCAGAGCGATTGGCTGTTGTTGAACGCAAAACTACCACTGGTGAACTTGCCCGCCTAGATCAAGCCATTGAGCAAGAAGAACACCGTGTTATTTTTGCTAAAGGAAAAATCAAAGAAGCGGCAGAAACGGGGAATGGCGAACTATTGGTCAGTGCGCAAGATTTGCTTTTAGAAGCAAGCAAGGCGCGTGATCAATATGTGGATCACAGGCAAAGAATGGTGGCAAAACCTGCCGCACAGCCTGCTATGCAACCGATTGACCGACAGGTTCAACGCCATGCGGCTAACTGGATGTCCAAGAACTCTTGGTATGACCCAAACAGCCGTGACCCAGATTGCAGACGTGCTCTGATGGAAGACCAAATTCTGGCGGAAGAGGGTTATGACCCAAAAACGCAAGAATATTGGGAAGAATTAGATAATCGCTTGCAAAACATCATGCCACACCGTTATACTGGCGCTGTAGACGACAATCCGCCCGCTAGAACCTCTAGACCAAGAACTGCCGTCACGGGAAGTGGACGTGAAAACATCCCGCCGTCAAGCGAAGGCAAGAACTACATTAATCTGAGTAAAGATGAAGTAGATGCCATCAAAGATGCGGGAATGTGGGATGACCCAACCAAGCGAAACAAGATGATTGCTCGCTATGCCCGTGAAAGACAAATTATTAGAGAAAGAGGTTAATTATGGTAGATCGTCGTTTAAAGAAAAATCTTGATGCTGGTGGACGCGAAAGTCGCGCGAGTCTTGATTCGAGTCGAGAGGCACCAGAAGATTTGTTGGCCTCATCTGTTGAACGCAAACGTGCGTGGAAGGATGAATGGACACAAAGTGCATTGCCACAAACTCCAGAAATCCCGGGGTTTCACCTTTGCTGGTTATCAACGCAGAATAGTTACGACAGTATTGATAAGCGTATGCGTCTAGGCTACCAACGCGTCCGAGAGGACGAAGTTAAAGGCATGGATTCAAACAAAATCAAATCTGGCGAGCATGCAGGATTTATTTCGTGTAATGAGATGTTGCTTTTTAAAATTCCTATGGAAATGTATCAAGAAGTAATGGCTCATTTTCACCATGAAGCACCGCTTGATGAGGCAGACAAAATCCGCCGACAAGCAGAGCAACTTGGACGTGATAGAAATGGCAGACAACTAGGACAAGTTGAAGGCGAAGGTATGGCAAATATCGACGAATCAGTTCCTACACCAGTGTTTCACGGGTAGGAAATCTTTAACTTACTTGGAGAATCAAGATGTCTGCAACATCCGCGTCCTTCGGTTTGCGTCCAGCGTTCAGTCCTGTGGGATATGACCGCGCGCAGACTCTGCAAGGTGGTATCGTCAGTGGCCTTGCCGCTGATATTTTAAAAGGCTCCCCAATCCGCTACAACAGCACCGCAGGTACATCTGTGGCCGCTGGTACTATTGCGCAAGCAGGTACTTCTGGCGTGTGGACTGGGGCATTTGCTGGTTGTGAGTGGACTGACACCACAGGTCGTCGTCGCATTAGCAACTACTGGCCTTCTGGTACTACTTACACTGCTGGTTCAAACGTGGCTTATTTCTACAACGATCAAACAATCGTTTATGAAATTCAGTCCGATGCAACCATTACACAAACAGCACTAGGTGGTGAATACGACTTCAGCACAAACACTGGTTTCGCTGTTGCTTCTGGTTCTAACGTTACTGGCTTGTCTACGACAGCCCTAGGCGTTTCAACTGCGAAGAGCAACGGTGGCAACGGGCAAATGCGTGTGGTTGATTTGGGGCAACAAGTGGATAACGCTTGGGGCGACAATTATGTTGTATTGCGTGTGGTAAACCCATACTCACAATACTTCTTCACCTCTACCGCTATTGTCTAAGGAGTAAATCATGGCCGCACCAATGCGAAGTACGGACTTTAGAAGTATTGTT